GGCGTGCTAGGCAGCAACATCGGAGCGCCCCTGACGCCTGAGCTGGCAGCCGCCGCGGGTGCCAGGCTGACAGCGTTCGGCGACGCGTTGATTGCGATTACACAGTAGGGGTAGCACAGATGAGCGATGCACTAGACGAGCTGCAGGTGATCGAGGGGCTGTACACGCCTGGCTGGGTCGATGACCCAGACGAGGTTGTAGGCGTCGTCTCGCAGCAGCCGTTCCCGATCTTCAGCCAAACGCCAGCCGGCGAGGCTGCCGACGAGCCGGACCAGGTATTCGGCTGGCAACTCTACGAGCGTGTGACCGGCAGCAAATGGCCCAGCGGCGCCCAGGGGAGCGTTGGGAGCTGCGTGAGCTGGGGCACCGCGGCGGCAGTCACGCTGACGCAGTGTGCCGAGATCGCAGCCGGCCAGCCGGAATCGTTCACGTCGATCGCACAGGAGCCGATCTACGCGCTCAGCCGGGTCGAGATAGGCAAGCGGCGCATCCGTGGCGACGGAAGTATCGGCGCCTGGGCTGCGGACGCGGTGAAAACCTACGGCGTTATTGCGCGTGGGCAATACGGCAGCATCGATCTGACTGAGTACAGCGCCGCACGTTGCAAAGATTGGGGCTGGGCAGGGCTACCTGACGAGCTGGAGCCAGTCGCGCGTCGGCATCCCGTGCGCGCGTTTAGCCTGGTGCGCACCGCCCAGGACGCCAGGCGCGCCCTGGCGAATGGCTTCGGCGTCAGCGTCTGCAGCAACCAGGGATTCCGCCTGGTGCGTGACAGCCAGGGTTTTTGCGCAGCGCGCGGCACCTGGGCGCACTGCATGGCGTTGATCGGCTACCAGCGCGGCACTCGCCCCGGCTTTTTCGTCATGAATAGCTGGGGCTCCAGCGTTTACAGCGGCCCGATGGGGGCTGGCGATGGTCCGGCAGGCGGGTTCTGGGCTGATGAGCATGTGGTCGAGCGAATGTTAGGGCAAGGCGATTCGTTTGCGTTTTCGGACTTGGCAGGCTTTGAAGCGCGCCACGTTGACTGGAACACACTCTAGCGCGCAGCCCGCGCAACAAACGATCGACCCGTGCCTGCGTGCAGGCGTCAACGGGTCGGGCAACCGGCGCCGGAGCAGCTACCAGCTCCGGCGTTGGCGTTTCTACTGGGGCTACGTAGTGCGGTGCATGCACGCGCAGATCGAAGCCGCCATCCTCGAGCGGGCTGTAGTCGCCGCTCCAGATCTGCCCCGCTAGCCACCTGAACGCGCGCACGCCAGGCGCGTCTGCAGGCAGCGCGCTTTTGGCGGTCAACTCCAGCCAGCCGTGCTGTGGGCGCCACACTCCCAGGTACAGCCACTGCGTCGGGGTGACGCGCTGGCGGACGAAAAACGTCACGCCGCCCCCCTCACTGTTGTCAACCCTGGCGATCTTGTAGACAAATTCCCGCGTGCCGCGGCTCAATTTCAGCGCGGCGTCACCGCTCATAAGTTTGGCTTGCGTGCTCATACTGCGACTCCTTGCGACTAGTTACCCGCAACTAATATTAGCCAGCACTTCGCCGGAGTCAAGCGCTAGCCAAAAAGTGTATACTAGTTTCTAGTTGCAGGAGCGCATGAAGTGATATCCTACGCTGGCGTGCCGTTACCACTGGTGACCTCTGAGCTAGGTGCCTGGCTCCAGGCGCACCTGAACGCGAACAGCGTCGAGTGGTTCAGCCCGCTCGACGCCGACAGCCCCGAGCTGAGCTGCAGCACGCGCACGCGCGAGCGATCGCAGCCGACTATGCGGCTCAGCACGCTCATCTGGCCGACAGACCTGTCCCGGTTCGCGACCGCGCTTTACGTCTGCACTACCCAACAACTCAACCAAATCCTGGCGATCGTAGACGCGGGCAAGCCTCGCGCGCCGGCCGCACTGCGCATCGGCGCAAACATTAACACGCAGATGGTCCTGTTGTCGCCGGTGCAGGTATCCGGTCGCCCCGTTGATCCAGCATCGCTCAGCAACGCTGTCCAACAGGGGCCGCCAGGCGTCAGCCAGTACGAGGGGCTCTGGCTGCTCCCCCTGGTTGACGAGCGCTACTACGGCATCAATGGCGTGCTCTACTCTGAGCCGACCGCGACAGAATGGAAGCCGTGGCTCGAGGCTGTGCACACAGCGTGCGGCATCAGTTGCACCGTCGCCAACGTCAGCAGTGAGTTCTTGCGCCCTGGGCAGCTCTACTACCCACAGGGGAACACGCCAGGCCTAACCATCCTGGCGGACAGCGCCGCGCTGACGATCGGCCGCCGCTACGTGCGCCAGCTTAGCGGCACCTACGAACTACAGACGTATGCTGATGGGCTCGCCAAGTCGCTCCAGGCTAGCGGGTACCAGGTGATCGCCGGCAGCCGGCACTACGCAGCGCCGATGGTGCTGCCGTACCTGTACACGTTCCGATGGCACAACAGTGCTGCCACGGCGATCGACGTGAGCACTGTCGCGGGTGCCAATTGGCCTGCCAACGCGCACTGGCGTGGCGTCAGAACGATCACCATGCGCTGCACTAAGCCGTCGGGGCAAGACACCGCGGCTGAGACGTTCGCGAAAGCCTGGGCGGTCCAGCACAGCGCCTGGCGGTTTATCCGGCACGACGTCACGTACGCCGGCGCGGTGCCCTACACGCTCACCGGGGGCGACGACCGCGTCGAGATCACCTGCGACAGCAGCACCTGCACCACGCGCGTATACGCCCGGCACAGCGAGTGGATCGACTCGCTCGGCGTGCTGTTTCCTGGCCAGGACAAGGACACCGACGGCGACAACTGCGGCAAGGGCGGCGGCGGTACCGCCAACATCCTCGACTGCCCGCACGTTAGCGGCGTCACCTGCACTAGCGGTTTTTTGGTAGCTTCCTACACGACTAGGTGCAATTCAGCGCCATGAGCACCGTACAGATCGACTGCAAAAGCTCTTCGCCGCAGCTCCCGTTCCAGCCCGCGTACCATCCGTGCTGGGGGCATCGCGAGCTGCCGTCCACGCTGCAGTTCGCGGCCGGCCCGAGCACGCCAATCCCTCCGAATACAACGTGCAACACGGGCTGGCCGACAACGGCGATCACTGGCACCTTGGCGCGCACGGGGGCATGCGACTTCGCCTGGGCGTACAGCAGCGGCAGCGGCAGCTTCGGCATCCTGTTCGCCTGGACACTCTCGACACCGCCCATCGTCTGCCAGGTCAACCAATCGCAGTTGTACCCGCAGTTTTCGCTCGCGAACGTCACCGGCGCCCCGTCAGGCTCCTGCTCGCAGGATCCGATCACCGGCGTTGTGACAATGACGTTCAGCGGTGTGATCAGCGACGGATTCTGCACGTGCCCTGTCACGGTTACATTCAGCGGGTGACGCATGGCGTATGGTGCCTGGGCGAAGACGATACACGGCACGTGCGTCAGCGAACCGCTGCGCGGCGGTCTGTCAGCCGTCTGCACGCCGTACCGCGAGTTCACGATCCACACTGTGCTAGCCGATCCCCCGGCAGGCGCTGGCTATGAAACCGGCACCTTCGCCTGCGGGCAAAACACGCCTGGCGTATCGTCTGGCACCGCTAGTCTGCCGCAGTTCTCGGTGCAGTCCACCGTCGTGTCGAGCGGCGAGGTCTACGGCAGGCGCCCTGTCTACCCGGATACGCCCGTCGCGCTGACGCAGGTGGACGGCACTCCAGTGCTGTTTAACGCAGCCGACCTGGCGCCGTGGCGCAAGCGAGCCAGGTTCTCGCCGAACATCTACCAGATGTTTGCGCAGGGGCCAGCCGTCGAGCGCGCGCACTTCGTCACTGAGGTGCGTCGCCGCCTGAAGGGTTCTGGCTACCAGAACCGCTACCAGTTCGACTTTACTGATGCGACGACGCCAATATTCGGACAGACTGACTGGCTTGGCCAGTTGCATCCTGCGTCGCATTTCTGGACAAACAAGGGCGTCAACGAGCCTTTTCTCGCCGTCACGCACTACGAGCAGAGCGGTCAATCACCGCCATCCGAATCGCACAAGCAGTGGTTGCTGCCATTCTGCTCGCCACTAACAGTGCGCAACGCAGCCGGCACGTCGATAGGGCAGTACATCGGCTACACGGTTATCTACTACTGGTCGTTTGCGTTCGTGCATTACGCGGATACGAACTTGTCGCGCCCTGACATCAACAGTGGCACGCCGACGAAAGTGTTTTTGCCTGAAGACTACCGTGACACGAACCCCGTCGCCAAGCGGCGAATCAACCACATCAACCAGCTCTGGACGCTAGACGGGCACTGGTTCCTGGTTGGCACAGGCACTGCTGGTAGCCCGAAGGTCGGCAGCACACGCTACTGGTTCTACAACGATGCGACCGCGTCACCGAATCCGTGCGATCCGTATTACTACTCCATACACGGGCCATTCCAGGGCAAGTGGGAATTCGACGTCGCCTTCGATCACGTCGGCGGCGGCAGCGAAAACATCCGCCTTGGACTCTCTAGTATGCGGGCATATGTAACGCCATGAATACCGTCTACGTCACAGCGCCGACCGGCACCGCGTCCGGGTACAACAACCCGAACGTCGCCACCAACGTCTGCGGAGACCTACCGTCACTGATCCCGACCAGCATCGACTGCAGCCTTTGCACGATCGGTTGGCCGATGGCTGGCGGCACAGTGCGCATCGAGTGGTTTGGCCCGCGGTGCAACGGTCCGACAGCCGACCCGTCACCTAGCTATTGGCTTGGCATCGAGCCACGCTACTACCAGCTCAAGTGCATCAACCCTGGAGATGACGCCGAACCGAATCCTGGCGCTTGGGCTGGCGAAGGCATTTTCAGCGGCGCCGGACCCGCCGCCGGCGGCTGCGCCAACACATACAAGTTGCGCGCCGTCGTTACCGCGGCTCCCAGCGGCGACGTCACCTGCAACGTCACTGTCTGGTGGCTGAACGCCAGCCAGGCATGGCCGTCCTACACCTCGTTAAGCGCCTCGATGTCGGAAGTGTCGCCTGGGGCAGAGCCCTGGCGCGGCAGGAATTTCAACAGCGGCTTCCTGCCGATCACCGTATCCACACAGGGCGGCAAGGGCGACCCAGTCAGCTTTGCGCGCATTGTCGTCGGCCTGCAGGGTATGCGTGCAGGCTGCGGCGGCAGCGGCAACGGCGACCCAATCTGCGGCATGTGGGACGGCAGCGGCTGGCACACGTGTTTTCGCGCGCATATCGAGGGAGCCAGTGTTGTTGGCGGGCTGACGCAGCTAGGCTTCAATCCGAACCCGTGCGGCGCTACCGGGCAGACGCCCTGCGGCTGCGACGTCATCACGCTGCGTTCCAGCGGCGTGCACGACATGGTCAACAACACTGACCAGGCATTCGCCACCGAGTATGGCAGCATTGGCGTGCCAGGCGAGGCAGTCAACGTGCCGCAGCAGGTCCAGGTCGGCGGTCCGCTCTGCGTGAAGCAGGTCAACGGCGGCAGTATCTACATCGGGTACAAGAGCGGCGGCACCTGGTCTGTCCAGCAGGCTACGCAGGTGCAGGCTACCTCGCCCAACATCTTGCGCGCTACGTTCGCGTCGGTCACCGTGTGGCTGTACTCGCTGCGTTTTCCAAGCGCTGGAATTCTGCCTGGCGAGTGTGGCGGCAGCGACCCGAACTCAGGCAGCATGGTGGCGCAGATGCTCCCCCCGACTGAGCCAGAGGAGCCAGACGAGCCGACGCCGGTGCAGCAGCAGGCTGCGGCGCTGATCGATCGTATGCGCCACCCGTGCATGCATCGCGGCGGGCGCCTGGCGCTGATGGGTTACGGTTGAGGCCAGAGCGTCTACTCGTGCAGTCTGCACGACAAATGCCGAGCGATCGCTCCAGCCGGCGACACGCGCACCGCAGTGTGCGCCACGTGCCCGGACTATGAGGCGAACTAAAAACAGAAACCCCGGGAATTGCAGTTCCCGGGGCACCTGAGGCTGTGAAGCCAACTTCCCCGCCGATTAGGACAGAAGGATATTTACATTCTACCAGCTAGAGCGTTAGAAAGCCAACCGGAGGGGTTTTGGCATACCCTCGCCCCCCGCGATACGCGCTGCGGGATCCTAGATCAAGACGACGGCTGGCACATGCTGAGTGGGACGAGCCCCGGCTGACGCGGTTCCGCTTCGCCGGGCGCGCTGGCAGGCAAACCGCAAAAACACCATCACGCGGTCCCACCCAGCTTTTTGTCTCGGATATAACGCTCTGCCCGTTCAAGGATTTCGCGCTGCATCTCTACGTCGCGATCGACGCGCACAAATGCGTATCGCTGATCGGGCTCAGCAGCGTCTGGAAAATAGCTAAAGAATACCATCGACTCCAGGCCGCAGACGAATAGCTGATGCTGGCACTGCGGGCGGTAATAGTTCACGACCTGGCCGCGTAACGCCAAATCGTGGACCTTCCAGCTCGGCGATTTAATCTCGACGATCAACTTGCGATCCTCGCTAATGCCGTCCAGGCTGGCGCGCATGAACGGATGCGATTTGCTTTGGTAGCAACCAGGCATAATGAATTTGCCGGTCAACTCGATAAAAAGCACGCGAGCGAATGGCTCCAGAGCCGTGCCGCGCGCCATGCGAGCGTTGGGCGCCTTGTTTTTTTCTTTATCCTTGCGCGCGATGCCCCCAAAATGGCCCATCAGCGCGGTGGCGTCGCTCGAGCCGACGCCCTCTTCGCGCCAGCGGAGCCACTGCTCGGTGCCCTGTTCGAGCCCTACTACCTCGTCCGCGTGCATGCAGATACCTCCAGTTGAGGACTGCATTATACCTTATCCCTGAAACTAGCATCTAGCAGCTGCTCGACAGGCGGGGAAACCTTGGGCACGGGCAAACCGCGCCTGGCATGCTCGAACGCCCAGCGCGCTGTACCAGGCGTCAGCTGTAGCGTTTCTATAGGCGGGCACCCGCGCCGCAACAGCCGACGGAAATTTGCGTCAGCCTCTTCGCGCTCCAAATCTGCCAATGTTTTTGGCACCAGCTCACCGCGTGCGATCACTAGTCACCTCCGATTATTTTGACCACAGGTTACATACCCATAGTATAGTACGGGCAACTAACCACTAAGCGCAAGGATTCGCAATGAATATCACAGAACTGGCTAATCTGATGCTGGAAACTCGCACGGACATCCGCGGCACGACCCGCACGGCGTACCGCGTGGACCTGCAGCGCCTGGGCAAATTCCTGGCGCAGGAGGCAGACAGTCTGCGCGCCGTTCAGCTTGAGCGATGGGCTGGCAGCGACCAGAAGTTGCGTCGCACGGTGCGCAGTTTGAAGGCTGTCTTGAACTGGGCGGTGCGCAACGGGCACCTGGAGGTGAACCCGATCGCCTCGTGCCGCGGCCCGCGCATCGTTACTCGCACGAACCAGCCTGGCATTCATCGCAGCCTCGAGCTGCCGGCGCTATTTGAACGCCCTGCCGATCGCGCCCTGGTGACGTTACTGCTCGATACGGGCCTGCGCGTGCGAGAGGCGATCGCGCTCACCTGGGACCGCGTCATCCTGGCTGAGCAGGTGATCCTGGTTGATCGCTCGGTGGACCAGCGCGGCCAGTACCAGGATCTGAAAACGCGGGGCGCCGAGCGCGAGATCCAGATCTCTGCGACGACCGCCGGTTTGCTTGCCGCCATTCGCCCCGCTATAGACTATGATGTACCAGTATTTCGAGGCGTACACGGTTACAGGCTAAACGTTAACAACTGGTATCACCGCGTGTGGCAGCCGACGCTGCGCGCTGCCGGTATCAAATTGCGGGTGCACGACTTGCGGCACGCGTGCGCCACCCTACTGCTTGAGTCTGGCGCCAGCCTGACCGCGGTGCAGCAGCGCCTGGGGCACGCCGAAAGCGCAACGACCGCCAAGTTCTACACCAGGCGGTCGCGCGTGCTGTCGCGTCAGTCTGCCGACGCTATGGATTCGATTTTACGACGCGATAAGCCAGTCTGATGCTACACGCATGCAGGATTTAGATGCGCGTACACGGCCGCACGCGTCGTATAAAACTTGCCGAATTCGCTCCCGGCTGAAGCCGCGATCATCTGCGATTTCCTGGCGTTCTTTACACCCCAGAGTCGTCTCTAGAATCACGTCCCCGTGGCGCACCTGCGCGATCCTGGCCGACAGCCAGGCTACCGAGTCTCGCAGCGCCACCTCTTCAGATGGGTCCACGGTGCGGTGACAGGCGCGGTCGAACTCCTGGCTGTCAGCGAACAGCATTTTCTCGACCCGCTTGTTACCAAGACGCTGCATTTTCTTCCTATACACGTCTGCAGCATGCATGACCATCCCGCGACACACGTATGTACTTAGTGCTATGCCAAGACAGCCATTGTAAAGTGCAACTGACTTGCACAAAGCGGCGAGCATCTCGCTTGACCATTCCTCGGCGCTGAGCCACCTCGGGCGACGCAGCCTGGCAGCAAATCTGTAGGCTAATTTCATGTTTTTTTCGACTAACTGCTGCCCGTACGGGGTCAGCGAATACCGCTGCTCGCTCATGTGCTACGTCCTGTAGTGTTCGCTTTTGAAATAGACGGCGTAAGGGTAGCCCGACACTAGTTGCCTGACAAGCCTAGTTTCTAGAAATTTTCAACAGCTTACGCGCGACGTGCCAAAAACGCCCCTGGGGCACGCCAGGGCGGCAGCGGATGCTAGCCGCAAGATTCGCAATATTTGCACAATTGAGCTGTGCGCCACGATCAGCCAAAGCTGGGCGTTTGCCGGCTCGGCGCGAGATCGTTCGCTAGGCGTTAAATTTGGGCGCTTTCTGCCAGAGCTGGCAGGGATGGGTAGGCGGGGCTGCGCTTGGCACTAATTAGCGCCTTTCTCGGGAGATGCTGGCAACTAGAAGCTAGATTTAGGAAACCGATGCTCTATCCCCTGAGCTACGGGTGCATCACGATTTAGCTTAGCTATCTGTCGATAATTCGCAAGCTGAAAATTTTTCCAGTTGCGTGCCTACGGGTTGCTAGTTTCCGCCGTACACTGCTGGTGCCTCGCCTAGCTAATAGCTACAGCTGAAGCTATAGCTGTCTTTCTTTCTTCTATCTCTACCACTGTTGTTGTCTAGCTAGAATGCGAATGCGTAATAGCTTAGCTGTAGCTACGCTGACGCTAGACAACAATATTACATAGTATATAGAAAATACAAAAGAAGCTATTTGCCGCGAGCTTTAATATCGTAGCGCTTTTTTAGGTCGTTTAGTTTGGCCGCGACGGCGTCTAACTTGTCGCGGCAGTAGAGCTGGATCGCCTCGATGGCGATATCTTTCTCTTTCATGTCTAACGCCATAGCTACCAGCTGTATCAGCTCCTTTGTTTCAGCGTCCAACCTGACGCTCATGTTTTTTTCTTGTTCTGGGTTTGGTTCGCCGCGCGCCTTAGCCATGACATTGCCCCTGGGGTTAGGTCTGTAGAGATTTGTAGACCAGCCACTAATGTCTGGGACTACACACTGTAGCCGAAATAGCAAATACTCGCAAATAATTTTCCTACGCTCGCCCCGCCTGCGGCTACGATGCCTGCAACAAGCCAAGAGTTTCTTGCAACTAGCATCTGAATAGGGGGCAAAATGAGCCTAGAAATTGCGCCAATTGTGAGCGGCGGCGCCGCGGACCTGATGGACCCGCAGCTTAAGGCGCAGGCGGAGCAGGCAGTGAAATCGGGCGTCTTCGGCAAGCTCAGCCTGTGGGAAGCTGCCGCAAAGATTAGCACCGCCCAGGAGCTGGGCATCAGCCCGATGATCGCGCTGCAGAGCGTCTGGATCGTCAGCGGGCGCCTGGTACTGAGCTACTCACTGCTGGGTAGCTTAGTTCAGAACTCTAAGCGGTTTCGCTATCGGGTGCTACAGAATGATGACCAAGCTGCGCAGATTGCTTTCCACGAGCGAGTCGGCGACGCCTGGGAGCAGATCGGCGTCAGCACGTTCACGATCGCGATGGCAAAGCGCGCCGGGCTGTTGAGCAAACAACCCTGGCAGCAATACCCCGAAGCCATGCTGTTTGCTCGGGCGCTCAGCCAGGGCGTGCGAATGATGGTTCCGAGCCTCACGACCGCCCCGGCTTACGTCCAGGGTGAGATCGACGAGCCCACTGAGGCTAACGACATGCCCCCAGTCAATGCGCAGCCGGCGGCACCGCGCCCTGTGCGCGAACGTAGTTTCGGTCCAGCGGTCGCGCCCGCTGGCTCGAAGGATGAATCCTTGCGCGCGACGATTGATGCGATTTTGGAGGCTAACGGCAAGCTATGAGTATTGAACTAGCATTTGGCGAATACCCTGGCGTCATCCTGCTGACACGCGTGCTCGAGAATCAAACTGGCGAGTACACCGCCGAACTCGACGTCATGCTCGACGGGCACGACGACCCCGTGGTGGTGCCCTACCGGCTCTACGGTCGCGCTGAAGAAATCAGCGTCGCCGCCATCAGTCGCCTGGGCTACAAGGGACTGCTGTCTGAGATCCACGCCAACACTTCAAGCCTGACCGGCATGCGGGTGACGCTGGTTGCGAAACAGGGCAAAGAAAAAGCCAACGGCGGGCACTTCACGAACTACATCGTGCTGCCACTTCGCAAGACGTCGCCTACCAAGGTTATCCGTGACCTGAAGTTTGGCGAAGCCCCTGCCGCGGGTGGCTCATGGCACTGAGTGATGCGCCTGCCTGGGTGCGAGTGCACAGCTCGTACTTCGGCAGCCGGTTCACCGAGGCGCAGTACCGCACGTGGAGCGACATCCTCACCAAGGAGCGTTCGGGCAACCACGAGATGCTGTTGGACGCGGTGAATCAGATGATTCGCAGTTCGTTCAGCGGCTACCTCGAGGATCACCTGCGGTATCTCCAGGCGTGGGTTACCGCGCACGCCCAGGACGGGGGCTGCCCCGACTGCGGCAACATGGGGCTGATCAAGGTTCCCAACCGTGGGCGCCTGCCGGTCAGCCACCTGCACGTGCTGTGTACGTGCCCCCGGCGCCAGGCTGCGATCCAGCGCAATCCCAGCGCTGCGACGATCGAGCAGTACGAGCGCCTGTACGGGCGCGGCTGGCGCGAGCCAGGCACGCAGCACGAGATGCGTTTCCCCCGCGACGCAAGCATGAGCGACGTGTACTCGGCGCGGAACGCTGTGGGGGTCGCGCTGTGAGCCAAGATGCCCAGCAACTGCTGGGTGAGCTGGAGGCGAAGCTGCCAGGGCGCGAGCGTGTTGATGCTGCGCGTGACGCCCTGGCAGCGACCGTCATGGGGCTGGTGGCAGACCCTGGCGGTCGAGTTGCGACGCGCTGCCTGGAGATCATACGCGAGGGCTACATGCATGCGGTGCGAGTGGTTGAGCCAGGCGGAGCTGGACGCGATTGAGCGGACGTGGTGCGACGCCGCACGGGTGCGAACTCACTGGCAGGGATGCCAGGTCGCTCACGATCACGTTGCCTGCGCGGTGCAACTGCTGGTGGACGAGGTGCGCAAACTGCGCGCGTTCGTCCTGGAGAACACGACCGTCGAGGTGCGCGGCGAGCGCATGGTCGCGGAGTGGGCGCGGAGCCTGCTGGATGAGTGAGAGCGAGATCGTTGTCACAGTCGTGACAATATGCGCCATCTGGGTCGCCTACTGCTGCCTGGAAGTGTTTACGGGAGATCGCCGCCGATGACCGACTTTCGCCTGGTGAATCGACTGAACGTAGACGTGGAAATCAGCGTGACGTTTCGCGACGGCACCGCGGTGATCGAGCTGGAGCGCCCTGGAGAACGCGACAGCGCCAGGCATAGCGAGGAGCAATGCGCGGTCGGTCGCATGTTGCGCGCCGGCCGAACCTGTAACCGGCAATTCACCGACGAGACGTGCAAGCTGATCTACCGCGCGATGGGCGAGGTGGAGCGGCGCGACGGCGCTTTCAGCCTGGGCAGCCTGGCCAACGAGCTGGATCGCACCGGCGCGCTGAGTTTGATCGGCGGCTACGACACGATCATTCGCATCTGGAGTGCTGCAGCGGTCGCGAGCATGCGCGCCACTGCTGCGGCTGGGACTGTAACGCAAGGAGTTGTGTGATGGTGGCGAAAAAAGCTAAAGATGGAGGCGTTTACTTTGCTACAGCTAAGACGATTGGGCTAACGAAGATCGGTTGCTCAAACAGCATCACTGTTCGCCTAGAAAGCTTGCGCGCATTTTGCCCTGACGACGACATCGAAGTGTTCGTCATAGCTGACCCTGATTGCCGGTCCCTTGAATCGACGCTTCACAATGTCTTTAAGCATCTGCGCCAGCATGGGGAATGGTTTGCTTTAGCTGGGTCAGACATTGCCAGGGTTAAGGCGAAGTATGGCGAGTTAGTAAAAGAACTGGGCGGCGTGCGCACGCACGGAACGAGCAAGCATTTTAAAAGGCTCGCGGCAGCCCATAAGCTTCCTATATTCACGGGTGACAAATGGATTATTCGCCGCGAAATAGCTTTAGCTCATTGGGGGCAAGTTTCTGAATCCGTCGTTGGCGACTTAAGCCTCCTTAGAGATGGCGAGCCAACTAGACCTGAAACTGTAGCGGCTGTTCATGCTTGGATCGACTGTTATGGCTACGGCAATTTGCCAAAAGGCTACTTCGCACTCATAAGCGACCGCCAAAAGCAGGGGCTCACGTTTTACCAGGCTATGAGCCAGAAGTTTCCAGACGACTACGACTCAGGAACTGAGCGCATTCCCGATTGGGGCTACGTGACAGTAGATGAGTTGTTTTACGAGGCTCGCAATGTGGAACCATTCGTTTTAGCTGGAGGCTTGAGATGAATCTGTTAACGGTCAGGCAAGTTGCAAAAAAGTTAGGAATCTCGAAAACCACTATTTACCGACTTCACCAGCGCGGCGAGTTCGCCGAATCGTTGATGGTTGGCGGGGGCCGCCGGTGGTCGGAAGAGTCGATTACCCAGTGGATGCAGAATCGACATTTGATAGTGGCCCGGGCACCAGCCACTCCGAAAAGAGTTAGCGCAGTAGTTGGCAATAAAATGCCACGCATATGCTTCATTAGGACCGGCGCGCGTCCAGGCAAGCCGACGCTCATCGCTGAATGTGGCTACATCGTTTGCCAGGTCGCGCCAAGCTTCGTCTTAGTGAACTACTACGTCCCCGAGGAGGGCGACGGCTTAGGGAATTTAGAATTGTGGGACACAAGTGATCTTCTGTGGGACCAAGACCGCAACGGCGATTACCGCGTGGAGCTGTTTCACAGCATTGAAGATATGGCTAAAAGGGTTAACGACATCCACGAAGACATCCGCCTCAAACTAACGATGTCAGACTGTGGCAATGGCAAGTTTATGAGCCTCTGGAACGACGTGGAGGCTTCCTGATGGCTGGCAAACGCAGCCGTGACAAGGGCGCCCGCCGCGAGCGCGAAGCGTGCGCCCTGCTTCGCAGCATCGGCATCCAGGCGCAGCGTGTGCCCCTCAGTGGCGCCATGCACCGCGACGACGTGCCGGAGTCCGAAATGTGGCGCGACGACCTGCTGTGCCAGGTGGATGGCTGGCTGTTCCGCGCCGAAGTGAAAGCCCGCGCCAACGCAACTGGTTGGCAGACGATCAACAAGTGGTTGGGCACCAGCGACGCGCTGATCCTAATGCAGGACCGCAGCGAGCCAAAGGTTGTGCTGCCCTGGCGATCGTTCACAACACTAATCGATCACACGAAAGGAGCTGACGATGGATTCCCAAACGTATGAGCTGGAAACCGACGCGCGGCTGCCGAAACATCTGCGCGCCGAGGCTAAGCGTGGCGCAATCGAGGAGCTGGTGCATTGGTGGCACGCCACGGTTGGATCGTCGCCGATGGCGATATCGCAGATGCTGGCGCGTGTGCCCTACCCGTCTCGCATCCACACGGCCCTGGTAACTCTCACCGAGAACGGCGACCCGAACGCAGCCAACGTCGAGAGCGAGCTTGGGCGCCGGCTCCAGGGGCGCCTTTCCTGGCGCGCGGAGTCTAGCGAGCTGAAGCTGCGCATCCTGATGAGCAGCCGAGGCGTGCTGTTCCAGGTAACGCCCTGCAAATGAACAAGCGGTGCGGGCTGGCGCGGAGTCATCGGGACGCGAGCCCATTCACCGCGCGACGCGGCACCCAGCCACCGCGTCGCACCTTACACCAGGCTAAGCCTGGAGTCTTGCCGGCACGCAGCCGGTAGGTTTCGTGGTTTCGTGGTTTCGAGCAGCCACATGATTAGGAGCCTGCATGATTCGATTACTTTCCCTACCGTTGTTGTTCGCTAGCGTAGTAGGCGCAAGCGCTGGGCCATTCCAGCGCCACGGCACGACAACGCAAGCTGCGCCAGTTCGAGTTGCGCTAGCTACCGCTGCTGACGCGGCGCGCCACATGGCGTCGATCGGGCGCCTGGGGCATTTTGGCAATCCCAGCGGCGGCTACGAGGGCGTCGGCACGGGACCGACCCCGCAGCAGGCAATACAGAACTGCTGTTTTTACGGAAGGCGCACGATTCGCGACCAGGGCGTGGCACAGGGCGCCAACGGCCGTTGGTACGCATGCTGCCGCTACTGGTGAGGTGACTATGTCAAAGACTGCGAACTTTCTAGCGGAGCTGAGCCCCGCAGAGGCAGCTAAGTTGTTGGGCATATGCCCTCGAACCCTGTGGCAGCTCAGCCACGACGGAAAAATCCCGCACCGCGCTGTGGTCGTAGGCACCGGGCTGAGACTGAGGCGCACGTACTACCTCGAGACGTTACGCGAATGGATGCGAATGAGAAATCGATGCGTGAGGTGTATGGCTTATCGGTGCCGCGGATGCCAGCCGGAGAGTACGCCGGGCGACTGATCACTGAGGTGCCGCAGGCGTACCTGCAAGTGTGTGCGTTGAACGCGGCGAAGCGCATCCACACTGCCAACACCGACTTAGTAGTTAAGGAGTGGGGGCGCCGGCGCGATCTGATTCTGCGGGGGCACTACGACGTTGTCGCGTCACCAACACGGGCAGAGCCTATGGCGCCAGAGCCAGAGCCGCCAGCGCCAGCACCGCCAGAGCCGCAAACCCTAAAACGCATGCGGGTGACGTTGACGTCTGAAGTTTTCCACGCGGTGGAGAAACTGTCGGGCAAGCCCTTCGGCAAGGGCAATGACAAATTCAGCAAAAAGCTAGTGCAATTGCTAGAGCGCGCCCTGGAGGACGAACCGCAATGCGCACCCTGAAGTTTTGCCGCGACCAGGGCTGGAGCCTGGATGGCGCCTCGGTCAGCGAAGACGACCTTACTCGGTTCACGGAGCCGGTGTACGGCTACGACATTGCTGAGTACCTGGCTGACGTCGGCCCCAGCATCGCGGACGCCGTCGAGAGCGGCATGATTATCGACCTGGGCGTCGCAGCCAGGTTGTACGATTCCAGCACTGGCAACGATGCCGACCTAGGCGAGATCGAAGACCTGGAATGGCTGGCGCACCGCGTGCCCAGGGAGGCGCTGCTCTCAATGACCAGGGGCATGATCGCCTTGCGTGCAGCACAGCAGCGCGGCGTGCCGATATCCGAGCGCAATTGCTTGGCAGCTATCGACAACATGCTAAAGGCTGGCGGCGAGCTATCTGAGCAGATTGAAGAGATGGCTCCAGCTATCTGGGAGACACGCGAGGGTGAGGTGCAGTCAGATGCGCGCGGCATGCCAACGCTGAGCGACAACGTCACCAGGCACGTCTGCCGCGAGTCGATCGCGAAGGCTCATGGCATCATGGTGGACGCCACCTGGCCCATCAGCAAGTTGTACGAGACGTACCCTGACGTGCCGTTCCTGGAGATGGTAATGCGTTATAAGCGCATCCAAAGAGACGTGAAGCGTTTGCTGGGGTGCGTGAAGCGTGGCAACGGCAGGATGCATTTCGAGCGCGTGGGCGTGGACGTTAATGCGCACAGCGTGTTCCGGTCGCCGAACATCCTGGAGCGATCGATACGCACTGCGGTGCAGTCCACGACGGACATGGTGCAGATTGACATGGGCGACCTGGATCTGGAGATCGCTAAGCGGATCGCGGCGCGCAATGGCAAGCCAATCTGGCAGGACGTCACTTCGTGCGCGCAGTTGGGGCGCTTGGCTAATCCGAAGAGCAAATCGCTAAAGAGTTTGGAGCGCCTGGGGCGCGAGATCGTGCGGGGCGCATGCTGTAGCGACAGCCTGGCAGCAGTGGCGCATCGGTACTACGGAGGTGGGATCGTCCCACAGCAGCGCCTTGCAACTATGAGACGCATGATGGGGCGCGTGCTGCCGGCAGGGCTAGATCCCTGGGAAACTGAAATTGTAGCCCGTGTGAAAAGCAATCTGCTAGCTGAAGACTCAGACAAGCTAGCAACGATGAACTGGGGGCTAGTTAGCTCGGTGCTACGGGATGGCAGGGAGCGTTGGCAGAAGCTGAGCGAGGCTGACGTGCAGGGAGTGTGGAGCACGCTGATTGAGCTGTGTCGCGAGCCAGAGCTGCGGAATACGTTGTCACAGCGAAAGTCGGGGCTGGACGTGCATTATGACGTGTTTTGTGAGCGTGGCGTCACCTGGAACTACCGTGTGCTGCACTGTTGTAGCAGGCCTACTGCGGGTTTGTGGTCCGTATATGGCACTATGCACGACGTTATGCGTGAGGTCATGTGGCTAGTCTGGCGTAACGGTGGATATCCACTAGCGTATCATAGCAATCAATTGTTAGTAGAAAGTATCGACATTTCTGATTGCAAGCGTATAGCGGCCGCGGCACAGCAGCGCATCCTGGGCGACGTGTGGTGTGAGCCTGAAGCTGAGGTTGTGCGGAGGTGGCGCCTGTGAAGCGACGCCTGTACCTCAACGGTGGCAGTGTGGCGCGCGTCCTGGGGATGAGCAGCCACATGCTGCTGTACCGCATCCGCGCGCGGCAGTTCCCGAAGGCGGACTTCAAGCTGTTCAACGAGCGGCTGTGGAGCGCCGCGGTGGTTGAGCAGGCGCTGCGTGACGACCTGGCTGAGGCGCAGGCCCGCCTGGATCGCCTGGCGCAGGCGTGCGAGCGCGAGGCGTTCGATGCGAAGACGCTCCTGGGAGATGGCGCGTGAGATTCTGGTACCACTACAACCGCCAGGCTAGCGCGTCCGCGGGCGTGCCTACGCTGTCGCTACACTACCGCGGGCGATGCCACCTGGTGCGCAGCCTGGACGTGCGGTGCCGCACCTGGAGCCGCGTGCGCACTCAGCAGCCGCGCGTGGTGATCTGTGGTGACGCGAAACAAATTGATATCAGCTGCGACGGCGCAGCAACTATCATCTAGCGTGCGGGGCTAGATAACGTCCCTGGTAACTTTAGTGTCCGATAATGTCTGTTATGTTGCATTTAGATGCTTGGATTTTGACACGGGGTGACAAATGAGCGAGTTGCTGGAGTGTGAGGCGGTGCTGGAGATCCTGGGCGTGACGCGCCAGGCGTTGTACGCGGGCATCAAGCGCGGTACGTGCCCTGCCCCGGTCCCTGGTAGCCGCGGTGCGGGCAAGCGCTCGCTATGGCGACGCGACGATATCGACGCGCACCTGGAGGGCCGCGGTGAGCGGGCGTCACTGCGTGCCAGGTGCGCGGCCGCGGGTGCGAGCCCGATACTGGAAGGGTGCGACGCCGCGTTGCTGGGCTATACGAATACAGAAAGCGGCCTGGCGCCAGCTTACGACCGCGCAATGGCGATCGGGCTGCTCCAGGCCGCAGGGCTGCGAGATGCGCAGAAGTGGGCTACTGAGGGCGCGGGCGCCGACGTCGGCGTGGTCTGGATAGACCGCTAGCCGAGAGCGCCTGCTTGAACGTGCGCGCGCCGTAATACTCGTCAACCTCGTCAAACTCGCGTAAGGCTACCGGCTCCGCGTTCTCTTCGAGCCAGTCGCGCAGCGCGAGCCAACCGGCGCATGCCCGCGGTGCGACGCCCTTGCGCAGCTCGCGGGTCAGCGCCACGGTGATCGCTACCAGCTCTTCCGGCGGCTCGCCTGGCGTCCAGACGGCCATGCTGTAGCTGCGGGCCCAGGGGCGCTGGTGTAGCCCGACGGTCATTTTGCGCAGGTTCAGCCAGGGATTTTCCATTTTCCTGGCCATCGCCGCGGTGACGCCCTTGACGGTGATTGGCATCGGCTACTCCCCTGCTCTGCGGTACTCGATCGTGTCAAGCTGCCCGCGGTTGCGTTGCGCACCGTGGCACGTCTCGTGGCGATGCAGGCCGCAGTGAGCGCACACGCGGTGGAACGTCATTGTCGTCCCGCCTGCGCTCCACACGCCTGGGTTCTCGCGCAAGCCCCCCACGACGTCGTGTGGCGCCTGCCAGTCGTGCTCGTCTTCGCTGCACTCGGGCTCCGGCGGGTCTTCGCCCACCTCAACCGTCGTCCAGGCGCGATCGCCAACCTCAGCGCCACGCCTGTCGCGGCCGTCGTCCGCCAGCGGGTCAAGCTCAACCGCAAACACGTCCACTTCGCAGCGGTGATCCCAGGAGCCGTCCCGCGCCCAGTCGCGCGCCAGCTCCAGAGCGTCTTCCAGGCTGTCCGCCTGGACGGTCGTGTCGCTGACGTGCTCGTCACCGATCAGGAACGTCCGCGGCTGCCATTGCCGTTGCAGGTACTCCAGCATGTCTTGCGCGTTGAACGTGCCCACGCTCCAGCCCAGGCTGACCCAGTGCGCGTGCAACCTGGCGCATTCAGCTCGCAGCTCCGCGCCCCCTAGCGTCCGCCATTCAGCGACGTCGCCGAAAGCGTTGCTAGCCCACAAGTCGCCCAGAATTCGCAGTTTGTCCGCAGTCATCGTCGTCTCCCGTTGTTGCTACCCACACACACACTTCGCGGCACGCGCCGCAGATTTTCGCACGTTTCTTCGCCACGCGCTACGCGCACCCGTGCCGGCAGGCGCCCAGCACGCGGTTGCCGCCCATGTATGCGCCGCAGACGCAGCAATGCCCCATTGGCTCAGCGCGCAGCCACAGCAGCGCTTCCAGGCGCGCGTCCCAGCTGGCGTCGCCCTTGCCCGCGTATTTCGCCTCCAGGGGCTGGATCAGCGCGTCAAGCGCCTCGTGGTCGTCCGCGGCAATTGCGCGCGCCACAGGGGCCTCCTGCAGCGCGGAAACGACCGCCCGCAGCAGCCCCGCGGACAACGACCAGCGCTGCCAGCAACGGCGCTGCTCCAGGCGCTCACGCCAGGCCGGCGTCAGCTCGCCGTTCACCTGGAGCAGAAGCGCGCGCTCGGCGTCGCTCGTCCAGAAACCCTCCACCTGCGCGCGCAGGCTTGCACTCAACGTATCTTGCAGCATGGCCCACCTCCAGTTTGCGTATGTTTAGCGCACTAGCCAGGGAACGCTTCGCAAGCGCTCCCTGACAGCGGCGACGTTTTCCCGGCTGTCTTCAAAGTTCATGTCCAGCAGATACCCCTCGACGTCGATTCTTGCGGTATCAACGGCGAGCAAGCCGTTGTCATGCCTTGGCTCGTTGCAGTAGATCAGGCTGTAAACGTTTTCGATTTGGTCGTTGGTAATCATTGCGTCGCCCTCCTTATTGCGATTGTATGCGACTAACTTGTGGCAGTCAACTAGATTCTAGTTACTAGCGCACAAAGTGAACGCTTACGTCGCCGTCGCGGTGACGGTAGCTGGCAGACAGCTCGACCTGGCAGTGCGCGCAGCCCGCCAAAAGCGCGGCCGCGGTGAGGATAATGGCGCGTATCATGCGAAAAGCCCCCTGGTTGCCCAGGAGGCTTATCGGCAACTCGCATCTAGTTACGTTAGGCGGAGCGCGTTTTTTCGTCCTGCTGCTTTGCCAACGCGGATAGCGCCGCGAATAGCTTTAGCCAGCGGTCCTGCTCCAGCTCCAGGCTGGCGCGTAGGCTCTGTATGCGGTTCGAGCTGGCGAGCATCTTACCGCGCAATAGTTCTTCTTTTGCGCTCATTCTGCGTCCTCGTCAGTCTCGGCAGGCTCGCCGACTAGCCGGAGCAGCGCAGCTTCCGCCGCGGCCAGCTCCTCCCGCAGGCGAATAACAACGCGCATAGCATTCGCCACGTCGGGGGTGACGGAACCGCGCCAGTCTTCGTCTATGCGCGGCATCTCCATAGGGGCCTTGCCGTCACTCATCGCTGCCTCCCTCGCCGTTGCCCAGGTGCTCGGCGAGCAAACGCTCCAGGCAGTCGATCGCCTTGCGTATGTCCGCCTCGTAGCCCGCGGGGCCGCCTTTGCGCCCTGCGCGGTAGAGATACTTTAGCGCGTTCCCGTGCCAGAAGGCGCCCATCTGACTGCCCAGGACGTCACGGATGACGTCCGCGCAGGTGCGCCCATCGGGCCCGCGGTAGTGCTCAGGCACTTCGTTCATAGCGTGCCTCCATAGGTACTTGCCGCGATATACCGATGAAATGTAGCACTGCGCGGGACGCCTCCATGCGCCCGCATTTGCCAGTGAACACCCCGATCAGCCGGCCGCCTGCCGCAGCGCGCCACCGCTTGGGCTCCTTAGCTGACACCTGGGGCGCCACGGGGGTGACTGTTCCCAGGACGTGATCGCCGACGAGCCAGCAATACTCGATGCCGTACTCGTGCGGCCATTTCTCCAGGTGCGGCTCCTCAGTGTGCTGCATCTAGCGCCCTCCACAGCTCCAGGTCGTACGTTGCGCCCTTGTACTCAGACATCGCCTGCTTGTGCGCCGTGATCGCGCTACGCAGCCTGGTAATCTCCTGCAGCGTCTTAGTCAGCGCGACCGCCATCCGTCTCTCGGGGTCGTCAGTAGCGCTCTCCATCGTCACACGCTTTGCGCTCATCACTCGCCTCCCGGCAGCGGGCCAATTGGTTTCCAGTAATCCACCGGTCAGGTCTTCCAGCTTTACGAGTCTCTCCATCAGTCTGGAGTTTTCCCGTGTAAGGTTTTTGAACATCATTTCCCAGTAGAAAGCTGGGTCATTGTCATCCTCACTCATCACTCACCTCCCGGTAGCGGGCCAACAGGGCGCCAGTAGTTCACGGGGAAGTCCCACTCGCCGTCCGCATAGCGCTGAATGCACTGGCACGTGCCGCGCTTGCTAGACGCGGTCATATATTCGCCGGCTGCCGCGGGCTGCTCCACGCGCGTATCGCGCCAGCGCAGTAGGTCACTTAGCCGAGCGTGGTCCCAGCTAAGTTCAGCGAACGTAAACTGCAACTGAGCTACCACTGAACTCAGCTCTCGCCAGGAATGGTCGAATTTCTCCAGCAGGCGTATGACGCGCTGCGGTGCCGTGACTAGCTCGTCTTGTTTCTTGTCAGCCATCGTTGCTCCTATGTGAAAGCGCCGCCCGTGCGGAAGCGGCGCATAGTTGCCAGCCGCACCTGGTTCACGTCAAACCAGTGCCAGCGCCTCGTTCCAGGCGGCGCGCTTTTGGCGGCTGCCTTCGCCCATCCAGATGCTCTCCAGGCGCGCATCCTTGCCGGTGCGCCGCGGGGCGTGATCTACCCACTCGCTCCAGGCGTTGTAAGCGCCCCAGGCTGTGCCACGCATGCCGGGCAGCGTGTTCGTCGGCGATTCGTGCAGCTCCGCGAGCTGCTGCAGCACCAGCTCAGCGCGCTCCTGGCTGAAGCGCAGCTTTTCGACCTGGCTGACGAAAAACTTCGCCAGGCTAGCCTCGCGCATCTGCACGCGCACGAGCGCCTTGGCTTCGTCTTCCATGCGCTCTGCGCGGCTGCGCGTGAGCCCCAGGGCGCGCTGCGCCTCCAAGATAGACTCGCTGAGCCGCCCGTCGTGCCGGAACGTCATGCCCAGGTTGTCGTCGTCGAGCGCCATGTTGAACGTGTTGGCGCAGACAACGCGGATGCCGGTTGGCAGTACGCGCCCCATCGTGCGGCCGTCGTGCCCGTTGGCGAACAGCGCGTACGTTTTCACCTCGTCGCCGGGCATCGCGTCAAACGACGCCTGCATGTTGCACAGGAACCAGATCTTCTTGCCGCCGTACAGGCTGCCGGCGCTCTCGATTTTCGCCCCGGCGCCAACGACCGCTTCCAGGAACCTGGCGAAGCCGCGGTTCTGGTACGGCTGCCAGGTGCCGCCGACGATCCCCAGGGTCGCCTGCGTGTCCTGGCGCACGGCTGCGCGGTGCGCCACCTCCTGGTGTAGTTTGCCGTCGGGCGCGTAGCGAAACAGGGGCGTCACCTCGACGTCCCAGTTGAGCCCCGCGTGCTCGATTGCCTCCTCAGCGGTGAAAAAGTCAGGTATCACCTTCCCCAGCCCGTGCCAGGCGCCCACGCGCGCGAAAGCTGCCGCCGCCACGCCCGTCGTCATGTCGATTTCGTGTGCCATCGTCGTCAATTCCTTCAGAGTAGAGGGAGCTACCATGCGTCCCAGACGCCCGCGGGCGTTTCGGCTGGACGCCTCCAGCCATCGTCAGTGGGTTCAGTTTGCGTAGCCGCCCCAGCGCATCAGCCTGGCGCGCTCTTCCACGCAATCCGCCTCGCAGCTAGGCCAAATGCTGGCCCAGTAGCCTGCTTCCCAGTCGTATCCCTGAATCTTTTCGCCCACAGCGCACCTCCTTTTACTAGTTTCCAGTACTAATGTACGTTCGCAACTAGTTGCAGACAAGTGCAAGTTCTGTGGCGGAGTTAGCGCCAGGCGACGATGGCCCATTGGCGGTAGACAGCGCCCAGGCGATCGACGTCGCGCCAGGCGTTCATAAAC